ACCTTCCAAGTTGCCCATCTCATATGCCAAATCAATAACCTTGTCTTCAAGCTTGACTGCAGTGCGGAACATTTCGTAGATAGTTTTCTTAAAATCATCATTCACAATCCGTGGATGCTCGTCACAAAACTCCCTAAACAACTTAGCCATACCTTCCGCATGTTGTGATTCATCACGGACAGACCATTCCACCACCGTACACATGCCTGGCATCTTACCATAGCGTTGATAATTTAACAACATAGCAAAGGCACTAAACAATGACATCCCTTCATTCAGCACTGATCGTGCGATAGCTAGTGCTGTACCTGACACACTATGTATATCAATATCAGACATAAACTCCAGTTTTGCAGACATTTGTTGGTATTCTAAGAAGGCTGTGAATTCTTCTTCAGGTAGTCCAAGAGTATCATTAAGGAGGGCATATGCACGTTGATGGATGAACTCTCGACTAGCAAAGGCCGTAAGCATTGCCCTGATTTCATTGTTCTTAAACTTGGGTATATAATACTCCAAGTAGTTTGTCCCGACCGCCACGTCTGTTTGCGTGAACAACCGCAGAATCTGAGTGATGTGATTCTTCTCTGATTGTGATAGGACATCGCCTTTCCAGTGGTTGACATCAGTTTGTAATTCAAGCTCATCTTCAATCCAATGGATGCGCTCATGCTCTGTCGCATAGGTGACAGCCCACGGGTAATTAAATGGTTTATAACTTTTGCTCTGTTCCAACAGACTCATAGACATTCTCCAGTGTTGTTTCTAATTCAGATAGCCGTGCTTGCATTTCTAGTATTGTATCATAACAATCATTCATCAGCCGCTTGTTAAAAGGATCAGAGTCTTTAATTAGCTCCAATCGTTTAATTAGTGTGTTTATTTCTTTCAAGGACTTTCAACTCCAGTTCTAAGCCAATAATCCTGGCGTGAAGCTCCCTCGCCTTATCCCATTTCTTCTTGCACTGAGCCTTCAGTAGCTTCAGCCAAGTCTTCTTTAGTTTCAGATGTAAACTCATATCCATCCTCCTGATTAACAGCCATCTCAAGTAGTCGTCTCAACCCTACCTCAACTAACAGTCGGGTAGCGTCTTTGTCTGTATCCACAACCAGTGTTGCAGAACCATCCTCATGTTCAACGTAGTCTGTGACTTCAATTGTTCCTGCTTTCATGTGTTCTTCTCCTTCAGGATCGTATGTCAATTCGCCTTTTGTGTTGTGCGTCTGTTCGCTTTTGAGGTCTTCATAGATTTGTTTCTTCTTTGCACGTAGGCGATCCACTTCTTCGGCATCAAGTTTTGCGTTAGCCAATTCAATCACTTTAAGTATTGCATTACGGGTTTCATCTAAACAACTCTCTAAGTAATCAAGATCAGCTAGTAAGTCTTCTTCAATCATGTGTTCTTCTCTTTTGCATAGATATACTATGCATTTTTATGCGCTGATAAACGCAAGTTATAACTTTTTTATGCGCTTATAAGTGTACACGAATGAACTATAAAAGCAACATATGTGTACACTTGTATCATATAAGCTACATATGTGTTTCTATCCCTGACGCAACTCACCAAGTCTGGTACGAAGCCAGTATGCAGAGTCACGTAGTCGAGTATGGTACGCTTCCTCTGCAGGTGTCGTAGGCTCTACTTTATTCACCTCACCGATCACATATAATACTGCTTCATGAGCAGTCTGTAAAGCGTCCAGTTCAGTGGGTTCATAAGTATTTACCCTTGGCATGATACACAGACATCATCGTCTTCAAAGTCCTTCAGCGCATTCCTATCTACTTTCGTTCCAACCTTCTCCGCTGTAACGCCCGCAGTGGTGCGGAGGTAATATAGTCCTTTAAGTCCTTCCTTCCAAGCCTTGAGATGGACTTGATTAACCAGAGCTTTGTCCGTACCGGACGGGAAGAAGACGTTAACGCTCTGTCCCTGACATATGAACTCTTGCCTTTTGGCGGCATGCTCGACAACCCATGTTTGATCCAGTTCAAACGCAGTTTTAAATGTAGCCCTCTCACTGTCGGATAAACACTCCAAGTGCTGTACAGAGCCTTCATTCTCAAGGATGCTTTGCCATACCTTCTTGGTGTTCTGTCCATGTTTCTTTAACACCTCTTCCAAGTATGTATTACGAACCGTGTGAGCTCCCGCTCTTGTCCGATGCACATAGCAATTAGATATGCGAGGCTCAATAGAGGCAGAGCAACCGCATAAGATGCTACTGTTAGCGTTAGGAGCGATAGCCAGAAGATGCATGTTCCTAACACCTGTGCCACTCCCGTCAGGACATTCACCACGTTCTGTTGCCAATTGATATGTTGCATCTGTCGCTTGCTCTTTGATGTCTTTGAATATGGCATAGTTTTCACTAGCTGCCTGCCAAGACTCCCAGGCTATGCCTTTGGACTGTAGGTAGCCGTGGAAGCCCATTGCTCCAAGACCGACTGAACGTTCTCTGTATGCTGAGTATACAGCTTTTCCCAATTCTTCTGGTGCGTTGTCAATAAAGAATTGAAGGACGTTGTCCAAGAATCGGATAAGGTCTGCAACCATTCCGCTTGATTTCCATTCGTCCCATTTTTCGAGGTTGACGCTTGATAGGCAACAGACGGCTGTGCGTTCTTCACTTGTTGCGAGATGGATTTCGTTGCAGAGGTTAGAGCCATTAATTGACAATCCAAGCTTTCTCTGAGCTTCTGGTAAGCCTCGTCTGGCTGTGTCGATAAAGTTAAGGTAAGGGCTGCCAGTTCTGAAGCGAGCTTCAAGGATTCGTTGCCATAGTTTGCGAGCTTCAGTTGTATCTCTGACAATTCCTGTATGCGGGTCTGTAAGATTGAATTCTGATCCATTGATCACGGCCTCCATAAATTCGTCTGTGATGTTCACAGCGTTAAATAAATTAAAGCACTTACGATTGATGTCACCACCTGTAGGCACTTTAAATGATACAAATTCTTCAATGTCTGGATGCGATACATCCATATAGGCAGCATAGCTACCTTTTCTTGTCTTTCCTTGTTTGTACGCAGTCATCTGACTGTCCACTACCTTCAGGAATGGGATTGGGCCTGGTGCTTTGTCGCTGATCCCTCTCACGTCTGACCAGTGCCCACCCACACCGCCGCCCTTTACGGAAAGCCATGCTACTTCACCATTATGTTCAATAAGGCTATCAAGATTGTCACCCACGTAAGTGAGGAAACAAGAAATAGGCAACCCACTAATCTTTCCATGCGGTTCTGGGGCATTGCTGAGAACAGGGCTTGCAAACATGAACCACCCTTTTGACGCATAGTCGTAGATACGTTGTGCCAAGTCAAGTTCATCATCGCAGTAAGCCACTGCAGCACGTGCAAAAGCTTCTTGAGGACTGTTTTCATGCTCAAGCATATAGTAGTCCTGCATGAGCTTAATCGCTTGGTCACTGAGGCGGACGTCCCGTTCATAATCAATCTTGATCCCAAGGTGTTGAGTCATCAAATTCTCCAGTAAGGTCGTGGTAGTTGTTTTCTATAATGTCAGAGAATCGGTGGACGATGTCTTCTGATGTTATTTCGAGACGTTCAATTAAAAGCGTCTCGTCCAACTGCATCAATCGTTCTTTCAGTTCTTCTAGCGTTATCATGGCCGATGCGAACCTACTATTTTACACGATAGAGATGAGTTTGTCAAGATAATGATGAGCTTTTTTCAAATCTTCAACACCACCCTTGTCTTCCCATCGTGCTATATATTTAATCACATTGCCCCAGATGTAGCCCTTGAATGCCTCTTCAGACATCCAGGACTCCATTGCTTCCCAAGGCTGCACAGACTTTGATGTGTAGTGGCTACCACCCACCTGAACATCATTAGTCATTATTATTCTTTCCTTTGTAGTAGATGCCGATGTCATTTTTTAAGTCAAAAGAATAACCCCATGTGCATTCAATCTGTCTAACAACATCATCAATTAATTCAGACCAATGAATGTCATCATCGTATTCACAACGAATGATGTGTTCCTTACCATGACCACGTAATTCAAAGGTCATGTAAATCTTGTCTTCATCATCAAATGGATTCATTTTTTCCGTTCCTCTTTTGTCTTTACATCGTGACAGGGTTTACATAACACCTGTAAATTACTGGATTCACAGAACAATCGTTCTACAAACTTAGGCAGGTCTGAATACTTAGTTAGTGTACCTGCGGGTGTGATGTGATCAACATTCACTTCTGTAGACTTGTACAGCTTTTGACACTGAGCACATTCATACACCCACTTGGTACGTTTATCCTTCCCTGAATAAGGCTTCCTTGCCTTTTCCATCACCTGGTAACGGACAGGGTATTTAGTCCAAGCACGTCTGAGGGCCGAACGTATAAAACTAAAATACCTTGCCGTTGTCCAAGTGTTCCCTGCTTTGTTCTTCACTCCACGTGTCACGTTATCACCTCTATTGGTGGTGTGAAACTATCTTGTGTTGAACGCAGCATGTACAGAAGATGTCCGTTTTCAATGGCACGGTCATATCCTAAATGCTCTACAATCACTTCCCACATTTCAGCGTCTGTCTTACCTTCCAAAAGCTTCTCAGCTTTCTTTGGACCAATACCATGTACACCTTTGATATTATCGACAGCGTCTCCAGTGAGAAACTGCTTGTAGAAATTAAAGGATGCTGTTTGCTGATTGATGTAATAAAGATTGTCCTTGACAAAGTTGTAGTGCCATCCCACCACCTGATCAAGGTCTTTATCCAGAGAAACAATCACTCCTTCACCGTTTAGCTCTGTAGCTTCAATCGCAATGGCATCATCTGCTTCAAATCCATCCCAGATGACAGCATCCCATGCGTACACCAAATACTCCCTCAGCAAATGATAATGCTTTGGTTTTTCTGATTTACGATTTCCTTTGTATGGTGCTGTGACAGCAACATCATGTCGGAAATTATTCTTGCCTGTCAGATGTAGCGACCATCTTGTACATAATGGCAAATCTATCATGATAAGGTTTTCAAGAAAATGTGCCATTGTACGGATAGCAACATCCTCACTGTCGTCATTGGAGGCAAATCCAAAACGATAGATGAGGATGTCGGCATCAATGATCGCTACTGAATAAGACATTACAGAGTTTCTTCCTCTGTAGCGTCTTCGACATTTTCAGGCTCTGGCGGTGCAACCAAGTCTGTCACAACAATCTTCTTGATTGTTGCAAACCGTCCATACTTACAATCATACGATCCAAGCAGGACAGATGCCTTAGTTCCCCATCCCACTTTATTGCCTGGGATAGGATTGTCGTCTGTATCCACCACTTCAATAGGGATGTTAGATTTAGGTGTCAATACCGTACCATGCTCTTCAGACTTGTGAGCTTTCGGTGGGTTTTTCAATCCAAGTGAATTGATTGCGTTGACAGCAGCTTCATTCAACTGTGTCAATGTCACCTTATACTTGCCATCAGGATACTGAGACGCTTGTGGCGATCCCTCCTCATCCTTCTTGTCCAAGTATCCCCACATCAATGTGGCGTTAAACTTTACTTGATTACTCATACTCATTCTCCTGTTGGTGAGTAGATAATATTAT